CAATTTTAAAGTGATAACCGAAATTAGCTTCTTGCTGGATACAAGTAAGTGTAGGAAAGGGTTATTGCGAAACTCATCCGGAGTATAACGGAAATTAATAAGCTTTAAGATTGCCATACGTCTTAGAGTGAATTTAAGGAGGTAGTATATGGCTACAAATGATAATTTCTCTAAGGAGAAGAGAGTAACACATTATTCTCGAGAGTTTTGTGGTAAGATGACAAGTGCAGAATCTCTCTATTCTAGCCTATCTGCAGGGTCAAAGAAGCGTCTATCACAATATCAAAAGAATTTATGTGTTTCCAGGGGTTGGAGACCGGGTGATGATAATTTTGATGACAGAGTTATAGACATTATTAAGAAGTATGCTAGGCATCCTTCTGATGTTAACTCTCAAATACGTTATCTTAATGGTCTCAAAGATCCCGAAGGCTATAATTTTTCAAGGAATTTGAAGATTTATAGTACCACTGAGAAGGCTATGAAGCTCTTTAGTGAGCCGGATTATACTTCTTTCAGATGGAACGAGAATTATCAAAAGTCGTTAGAACAGACTAAGAAAGAATTTAATTTTAGTCTAACACCTTTATCTTTCACAAGTGACGATGATGTGAGAGATGCCCTTCCAAAGGAAAGCACCCATAGCGGCTACTACTACATATTAAGTGGTAAGAAAAGAAAGGGTGATAATATGGATGGGATCTTCGAAATCTATACGAAGAGACTGAAGAGTGCTCTTGAGACAGGCTCATTTAATAATCCTATCTTACTAGGTTTTAGGACTCAGGCTTCAGGTGAATATGATGATTATGGGAACCAGACTGGTACATGTAAACATAAATTACGTGTAGTGTCTATGTTTGATCTCATCAATATAATAGCCGAGTTAACTTTTGCTAAGCCATTTCAACAACGATTAGCTAAAGAATGGTCTTATGCAGGAGGAAAAGATGAGCACGGAATATCAAGTATTATATCTACTTGGAGATCTCGATATGACTATTTCAGATCAATAGATTACTCGTCTTTCGACCAAACAATATCATCATGGCTAATCGAGGATGCATTTAGTGTTGTTAAACACGCATTCGGAACCTTGAGTGAGGAAGAAGATAAGTTGTTCAATCTAATTGTTCATGATTTCATTCATAAGAGATTTATCGTTAACGAAGGTATAGTAGAATCCCATAGGGGCGTACCTTCTGGATCTATGTTTACTCAGATTATAGATTCTATCGTTAACATCATAGTTGTAAGAACTTTCTACAATTCTGTAGGTAAGGAAGCTAAGATGATCGTCATGGGCGATGATAATGCTATATTTACTAACTGTGATATACCACTGTCGGAACTAGCCTCATATGTGGGTAAGAACTTTGGCCTATCTGTTAAGGTAGACGATAAGTCCAATGAGGGTAGAACCAAAATTGACGATATTAAATTCCTTTCTAGATACTGGAAGGATGCTGGACAGTGGAGGCATCCTCATCAACTTTTATCTAGGTTAGCCTTTCCTGAGAGGTGGAGGAATTATAACGATGAGGTGAGACCAGAGCATGTAGTTTTTGCATTTATACTGACCTATAAGTTAGGAATGGAGGAGCTGATGAACGTTCCGATGTTCTTTAGGGATTATCCGATGTCTAGGAAGATAGTAGAAGATAATGTGGACAGTCGTTATCTCCCTGGTAGTATGGCTTATATCAAGGAGTACGGTCAAGTAGCTTCTTAGAGAGTTAGGAGACTGTGTTTGAAATCTTCGCT